AGTGGTGTAAGTTTTGATGGTAGTGCAAACATTACTTTAGATACAGACGACATTGGTGAAGGTTCAAATCAATATCATACTACTGAAAGAGTACAAGATGTTGCTGGTGCTCAATTAGCAACTAATGGTTCACATACTGGTGTTTCAGTTGCATATGATGACTCTGGTGATGGTGCAATAGATATTACTGTTGCAAACTCAGACTTTGCATTAACTGGTGATGTTACTGGTACTGCAACACAAACTGCAAAAGGTAATGTATCAATTTCAACTACAATTGCAGCCAACAGTGTTGCATTAGGAACTGATACTACTGGTAATTATATTGCTGGAGTAAGTGCTGGAACTGGTGTTTCAGTTAGTGGTTCTGGTTCAGAGAATGCAACTGCAACAATTGCTATTGGACAGGCAGTTGGAACATCTGATTCACCAACATTCGATGACCTTACAGTTAGTGGTAACTTAACAGTTAATGGTACAACTACAACTGCATCTTCAACTAATACAGTCATAGAAGATGCATTGATAGAGTTAGGAAATGGAACATCTGGTTCACCTTCTAACGATGCTGGTTTTGTTATCGAAAGGGGTTCATCCGACAATGTATTCATTGGTTGGGATGAGAGTGCAGATGTTGTAACAGTAGGAACAGGTTCATTTACTGGTGCATCAACTGGTAACTTAACTATAACTGCAGCTGCGTTTACTGCTGGAGAGATAACTGGTACTGGTGGTACATTTGGTAATGTTAAAGTTGGTGTTACTGCTGATGGTGAAATAGACACATCTACAGGTAACCTAACAATCGATTCTGCTGGTGGTACAACAACAATCGATGACACATTATCAGTGAGTGGAGCTGCAACAACAGATTATACAACAATTGGAAGTAGTGCAAAATCATTTAGAAATGTATTCATACACGACTCTGCTCCAGGCGGTTCTGATGGTGCAGTGGGTGATATTTGGATAACCTACTAAATATAGTAGTAGATAATGAATAGGAGTGAAGTCAACTAATGGCATCAAAGATAAAGACAGGCCCAACTACATGGACAGACACTTATGGAATGAGAGTCAAGACGCCAGGTGGTTGGAATAAGGTAGTAGATGTAAAAAGAAAAACACCATCTGGATGGCAGTTTGTAACAGGTACAATACAGGTAACTCAACCTTACCAACAAACATATCAACAACCATATCAGCAAGGTTATCAACAGACATATCAGCAACCATATCAACAACAAAATAGTAGACCTTCTACTTATGAGGTTACTATTCCTAGGCCTGCTCAATATGAACAAACTATTCCTAGACCTAATCAGTATGAACAGACTATTTCTAGACCTGCTAGCTATGAACAAACGATTCCTAGACCGAATCAATATGAACAAACTATTTCTAGACCTACAAGTTATGAGGTAACAATACCTAGACCTACTTCATACGAACAGACTATACCTAGACCTAATTCATACGAACAGACTATACCTAGACCACAGTTTTATCAGATTCAGAATCCTAGACCAACAACATATCAGATTCAGAATCCAAGACCTACTACTTATCAGATACAGAATCCGAGACCTACAACATATCAGATTCAAAATGCTAGACCTACATTCTATCAGACTCAAGGTCAGCACTTTTATCAAACACAGCATTTTCATCACTTTTATCAAACCCAACATCAAGGGTTTCACCAGATACAAAATGCATCATTCCATCAACACCAGAATGCTGGATTCCATCAGATACAAAATACTAGACCTACTTTCTATCAGATACAGAACTCAAGACCTACATTCTATCAGACACAAGTTTCTGGATTCTGGCAACCAAGTGGTGGTGAGAAAGAAGGTGGTGGTACATTTTATCCACCTTCACAACAACAGAATGCAAGACCTACCTTCTATCAAACACAAGGAACTAGACCTACATTCTACCAAACACAGGGACAACATTTTTATCAAACACAGCATTTCCACCACTTCTATCAGACACAAGGTTCTCACTTTTATCAAAGTCAGAATGCACAGTTTCATCAACACCAGAATGCTGGGTTCCACCAAATTCAAAATGCAAGACCTACCTTCTATCAAACACAAGGTAGTAGACCAGCATTTTACCAAACACAAGGTTCTAGACCTGCTTTCTATCAGACACAAGGTTCTAGACCAGCATTTTATCAGACTCAAGGTACTAGACCTACTTCATATGAGGTTACTATTTCAAGACCTACTTCTTATGAGGTAACAATACCTAGACCGAATCAGTATGAACAGACTATTCCGAGACCTAATTCATATGAAGTAACTATTCCAAGACCTACTTCTTATGAGGTTACAATACCTAGACCTACTTCATATGAAGTAACAATACCTAGACCTACGAGTTATGAGGTAACTATTCCGAGACCTACTTCATATGAACAGACTATAAGTAGACCTACAACCTACCAAGTTACTGCACCTAGACCAGCAACTCGTCCATCGACAAGACCTGCTACTAGACCTGCTACTAGACCAAGTACAAGACCAGTATCTACATGGGATGGTGATATTAACAAGCCTTGGGATGGTTCATCAGATTAGTGATTTGAAAGAGTAACTATATACTCTTATAACTTTTATATAATGGAGAAATTATTATGTTATTTGTTTATGACGACAACAATACCCTTCACCTAAGAAACGAGAAGGGACTAAGATGGAATTATGAAAGAACAGACCGACCAGAGTTGGGGTTCGATTATGATTACATATTCTTTAATCCACCAGAGGACGAATTCTACGACCTTAATGGTGAATCAAAACCTTTAGACCAAGAACAACTGGATGCTATAAAAGAGTATATTGCTCTTGCAGAACCACCAGATGTTGTAACTCTACAAACACAACATGTTAATGATATGAGAGACCATATCAATGACCAACTTGATGGTGTTCTTGAAGAACTTAACTATCATGGTTGGGTAGATGTAATGTTAGTTGGTAGAGAGGGGTCTCAAGACCCTTATCGTGCAGAATGCAGACGAATTCTTGAGTTTAGAGATTGGGTTATGCAATCTTATTATAGACTTGCAGAAGAAATTCGTATGACTATAGATGCAGACTTACTACCTTTAGATGACTACATTCAGAAGTTACCAACTATTCCAAGAGCGGAATGGTTCTCTAGAGGTGATAGACCTATTGCAGAAAGACTTAAACTCCTTGCAGATTCAGATACTTTGGATGTGAATGATGGAGAAAGAGATTTAGGAACAGATAAGAGAGCAGTCTAATGTCCGAGAGAGATATATTCTCTTGGATGGATGAACCTCTTAAAATCGTTCATTTAGAGAAATCACAACCCTTACAAACTCTTCCACATAAAGAGTGTTGGATAATCGATAATTGGTTACCATTACCCATATTCATGTCATGGTGTTTATGGAGAGAACAATCAATTAATTGGGGATTATCTAATAGAGTAGTCAGAGATGGTGAGAAACAACACCTTTATTGGGGTGAGTCTTACTATACTTCTGTTGAAGAACTCAAACAACACCATATAGTTGATAGAAATAGAATCGAACCTTTGGGAAAAAGAAGGTGGAGAGATTTAGCAAGGGATGATGCAAGAAAGACCCAGATTAATACTAGACAAGCTGGTTATTGTATACCACAAGTGGATAACCTAATGTGGAGATTACAACAAGAGTTTAGATTTGATTGGGTTAGATTTCAGTATTGTGGTATGAATGGACAGATTCCTGGCCAAGATGGAACACTTCATGAAGATACCCATAAGGGAGACAAAGGTATAAACAACATAACATTTCTCTTTTATGACCAACCTTATTGGGAAGATGATTGGGGTGGAGACTTAATTTTTTATGATAGTAGATGTCATAACGAACAATTTGGAAAAGGAATATTAGAAAACGAAGAAGAATACGAAATTGGTCGTGTTAAATATAAACCAAATAGATTGGTAGTGGTCAATGGAATGATTACACATCGTCATCCTGGCCCAAGTGTAGCATATGAAAAACCACATTTTCCATTTAGGACATCATTAGTCTGTAGGGGAGACGAGATAAAGTTGTGGGATAAAGGACTTTATAAACATAAGGAATATGAATACTAAAATAATTTTAATAATGGGTTTGCCAGGCTCTGGTAAAACTACTCTTTCAAAAGAACTTCTGAATCATATTGATGCAGAACATTTTGAGGCAGATGTAATTAGACAGTTAGAAAATGACTGGGACTTCTCAGAAGAAGGTAGAATGAGACAAGTATATCGAATGAGAGAACTTGCACTTAAGAGTAACAAAGCATATGTAATATGTGATTTTGTTTGTCCTTTGGTAGAAGGTAGAGAAATACTACAACCAGATATTATTATCTGGATGAATACAATAGAGAAAGGAAGGTTTGAAGACACTAACAAAGCGTTTGTTGAACCAGAAAATGTCGATTATTTAATAACAGATTACAATGCAGAACTGCATTCAGAAGTCATCTCTAGAACGATTCTGGAGACCGCTGAACAATCTTTTGACACTAACCTACCAACTACTCAGATGTTGGGAAGGTTTCAACCATTTCATGATGGTCATCTTGCATTGTTTGAGAAGTGTCATGAACAAACTGGACAAGTTGTTATCATGGTAAGGGATACACCTAGAGGTATTAAAGACCCATTTGACTTTAAAACTGTTAAACAAAATATACAATTATATCTTCTTGGGGAAGGATACGAAGAGAATCATGACTATATTATTATGAAAGTACCTAACATCGTAGACATAAGTTATGGTAGAGATGTTGGTTATACAATAACTCAACACAAATTTGACAAGGATGTCGAGGATATATCTGCAACTGAAATAAGGAGACAGATTGGCATCGAGAAAAGTTAGTCTTGTAAAAAGTATCAGTTATAGGATATTAGCAATTACTATAACTGGTTTAACTGGTTACTTTGTAACTGGGAGTCTAATTTTTGCTGCTACAATAGTCTACATAGATACTTTATTGAAGATAGTTTTTTATTATTGGCATGAAAGAGTATGGGAACGAATACAAAAGAAAATGAAAAAGAACAGGGATTGGAGAATAGGAACAATATGGGAAAAGAGAAAGAGATAGATAAGTGTCCTATAGACCATAAGAAGCATACTATAAGAGCAGAAGGAACTTTTGATAGAAGTGAAACTCATACTATTAAGTTCGTTACACCTTATGAAGATGCATTCGATGTGTTTCAACCAGTTCCTATGAAACAGGCACAACCAGATTGGTGGAGAAAATTAGAGATATATGCTAATAAAGAAACCGAACATCCTACTGGTAGAATGTGTCCATCTATGAATGACCTTATGGGTACTGGGTATATTTTAAGAACAAATAAAACAATCTTTGTTTGTCAGATACCAGACCCAGAATATAAAGAAGAACCATACGATGGAAATCCAGATTTTCAGTGTACATGGTGTCATGAAACTTGTGATCCAGAATCAGAAACAGGAAAACGACATAGAAAACTTCACAACTGTGCTCAACAAAGTATTGCATATGTTATTAAAGACCAACATGTTGAAGAATTAAAAGATTGGTTAAAAGAAAACGAAGACAAAGACAGAAGAGAAATGTACTTTGATTTACTTGATGCACAAAATGGGCCTGGTAGTTATGTTGATTGGAGATATGAAATAACTGGAGGCCACAACGGCGGTCAAATGTTAGGTTCAGATTATGACCATCATCATGCTATCAAGTTCAGACAGCCTTGGACTATACAGACTCCAGCAGGTACATCATGTTATTGGTTAGACCCATTTTTAAAACAAAATGATAAGTGGACAGCAATGCAAGGTATTATTGATACTGATGGTTTTGACCAAATAGATACGAACTGTATTACAATAATATATCCATTTACAGATGAGAACTTTTGGATACCAAAAGGTACACCGATTCTACAGATAGTTCCTTTTGTTAGAACTAAATGGAAACACGAAGTAGAATTAAGTGAAGATACTATACAAGAGTTCATGTATTTACCAGAATTTAAAATGATGGGGAATCCAGAGAGTGATGGGCCAACAAAAAATGTTAGAAAACATAAGAACATATACAGAAAGAATTACTGGGAAGTAAAGGAGTTTAAATAATGTTGCATCAATTATTTCCAACAAATGCGTTTACATTTAACATGATAGGTGATGACCCATACTATCAAATGTCAGAACAAAGGTTCGACAAGTTAGTTCAAGAATGTTATACCATGAGAAAGAAAGACCCAGTTGGTAGGGCAAGGTCTAATGATAAAAGTGGATGGCAATCCAACGATGGTGTAGAAGACAATCCAGTCTTTCAACCCATGATTAATAGAATGAATAGGTTCTTTGAGAAGGAAGTATTTCCTTTTTATGGTGCAACAAATCATGAATTATCACTGCAACATGGTAATTATTGGGTTAATATTAATGGTCTTGGTGGACATAATCATCCACATACACATCCAGGCTGCTGGTATTCTGGAGTAATATACATGCAAATTCCTAAAGGAATGGATAGAGGTGGAATACAATTAATAGACCAGAGTGTAAAACACTATTCTCAATTCCCAATGTTGTCTAGTAGAACTGATATGTGGTGGAGAGTTCAACCAGAAAAAGGACTGTTAATTTTATTTCCTTCTGGAACTTATCACTTTGTTGAACCGAATGATACCGATGGGGATAGAATATCCATTGCATTTAACAACTCATTTGTCGATAGAAGACTTAGAAGAGATGGTATTCATTACGATGAACTTCCTTATGGTATGGTAAATACTCACGACCCTCATCATGAAAGAACAGATTTTGATGATGCATACATAGTGAATCCAGATGGAACATTAGAAAAACCTAAATAGTATTATCGTTAACAGGGGTTTAACCCAATTATAGGTAATAATTAAAATGGATATGGAAATGACACATCTCCTCTGGAACTTCATACTAACAGCAGGGGCAGCGGGTGTAGGTTGGTGGGTAATCAACATGCACAACGAATTAAAAAGAGTAGAAATATTGTTAAACAGAACTAGGGAAGAAGTAGCACGAGACTATATTCAGAAGGACGATTTAGAGAGAGCGATGAGACCTATCGTAGAATCTATAGAGAAAATTGACTCAAAATTGGATGATTTTCTAATCTCAAATCAAAAATAACCTAAATACTGTTAGAACAAATTTTTAATTCTAATGGAAAAATAGGTTATGGCGTCACCAAACAGCAAAACAACACTTAAAGAATATGCATTAAGGCAACTGGGTAAACCAGTTTTGGAAGTGAATGTTGATGACGATCAAGTCGATGATATCATAGACGATTGTTTACAGTATTATAAAGAGTACCATTATGATGGTACAATGAGGACTTATCTTAAACATCAAATCAATACTTCTGATTTAGCAAACCAAAAAGCAGATGCAAGCATGGCCCAGTCATCCACTGGTTCACATATATCAAGTTCAATGACCTTTAAAGAAGGTCAAGGGTATGTTGTCATGCCCGAATCAGTCATGTCTGTACTAAGAATCTTTCCATTTACCGATAAATCTGGTCTCAATATGTTTGATATGAGATATCAATTAAGGTTACATGATCTTTATGACTTGTCTTCTACATCTATATTGCAGTATGAAATGGTACAAAACCATGTTCAGTTACTAGATGAGTTGTTGGTGGGTGAGGTTCCAGTCAGATTTAATAAAGTACAAAACAGATTATATTTAGATTTAGATTGGACTAATGCAGTTGCGAATACCGACTGGATTATTATAGATTGTTATCGTGCAATCGACCCAACTACTTTTACCGATATTTACAATGACATATGGTTAAAGAGATATGTTACTGCAAAGATAAAAGGTCAGTGGGGTAGAAACATGTCTAAGTTTGAAGGAATACAATTACCAGGCGGAGTTACTTTGAATACTCGTCAAATGATAGAAGACTCAAATCAAGAAATTGAACTATTAGAACAAGAGAGTAATTTACAACAAACTGAATCTGCAATTATGTTGGGGTAAACCATGCCAACTAATGTATTTTTTAATCATGCAGTCAACTCAGAACAACATCTAGTTGAAGACTTAGTAGTTGAATCATTAAGACTTTATGGTCATGAAGTTTATTACATGCCACGAAAAATCGTGGACGAAGATGATTTATTAGGTGAAGACCCTTCAAGTAAATTCGATGATGCATATATGGTGGAAATGTATATCGAAAACACCGAAGGATTTGAAGGTGAAGGTGATTTATTAACTAAGTTTGGTGTTGAATTAAGAGACCAATGCACATTCGTTCTTGCAAAAAGAACTTGGGATAGGTTCATATCTACAGATGCAAACTTAGTAACAACCTTTAGACCACAAGAAGGAGACTTAGTTTACTTCCCATTAGGAAACCAACTCTTTGAAATACGATTCGTAGAACACGAAAATCCATTCTATCAACTAGGTAAGATATTTGTATTTAAACTTTCATGTGAAACATTCGAGTATTCACACGAAGAAATCGATGTTGGTATTGCAGAACTTGATAATATTGAAGACCAATATTCATATCAGATTGCTATGACACTTGGAACTGGTGGTTCTGGAACCTTCACTATTGGTGAAACAGTAACACAAACAGTTCAAACAGGATACACTGTAAGTGGTAATGTTGTAGATTGGGATGCACCAAGTAGGACATTGAAGGTTAATAATATTACTTTCTCCGATACTGGAGTACCAACACAATACAATATGTTCGTATTAAGTTCTAATGCAAATGCTGGAAACATTGTTGGTGCAACAAGTGGTGCAAGTTGGACTATAACTACTGCACCTAATACTATGCAGTTATCTAATGACCCAAGTGCAGATAACCAAGACTTTGAAACTGCTGGTGATAATATTATAGACTTTAGTGAATCAAATCCATTTGGGAGTGTAACATAAGATGTTAGGTAAGGCACATTTCTACCACGAAGCAATTAAGAGGTCAGTATCAGTATTTGGTACTGTCTTTAATGATATTGAAATTATGAGAACCAAAGGTTCTGAAAATCAATTCATTAAAGTTCCTATTTCATATGGCCCAAAACAGAAATGGATACAAAGAATGGATGCAGCTCCCAACTTAGGTGCTGATGATTCATCAAGAGTTGCAGTTACTTTACCTAGACTTGCTTTTGAAATAACTGGATTGAATTACGATTCCCAAAGAAAGTTAGGAAAACTTAAACAATATAAACTACCACAAAGTGATGATAACACTGTTCTTAAGACACAATATGCACCAGTACCATACAATATTACTTTTGATTTAGTTGCAATTGCAAAGAATACAGAAGATAACTTACAAATTGTAGAACAGATATTACCATTCTTTACTCCAGACTTTACTGTAACAATAACAACAGTACCTAATACTTCTGAGAAAAGAGATGTTCCTATCATTTTAGAATCAGTAACATATCAAGATGAGTACGAAGGAGACTTCCAAACTAGAAGAGTAGTTACTTGGACAATGGGTTTTACAATGAAAACTTATCTATATGGAAGTATATCTAAGTCAGAAGTTATCAGAGATGTTCGTGCAAGAACCTATATATCTACTACTGGTCAAAAAGAATCTACTGCTGGTAGGCAGAGTGAAGTTAAAATAGTACCTAATCCTACCAATGTTGATGTGGATACATCACCATTAAGTTATACAGAAACTATTAATTTCTTTGATGGGGACGACTTCACATATGATGACGATGATACAACAATTTAATTATGAATACAATAGATCAAAAACTAGACAATCTTCTAGATATTAATAACGAAGCCACCAAAGCATTGGTGGATGGAAGAATCGAAAAAACTCCACCAGTGGTGGTAGACACTTCTGATACTAGAGCTCAAGATAGGGGTGTCGATTACAAATACACTAGAAACACATTATACAATCTTGTTGAGAGAGGACAAGATGCAATAGAGGGTATTCTTGACCTTGCAAAAGAGTCAGAACATCCCAGAACCTATGAAGTCGCAGGACAACTAATAAAAACTGTTGCAGATACCTCAGAAAAACTCTTACAAATTCAGAAACAAATGCAAGATTTAGAGGGACAAAGGGGTAATACCCAGAAGACGACTAACCAACTCTTTGTAGGTTCAACAGCGGAATTGCAGAAACTACTAAAGAAGAACGATGGTACAAGCTAAAAACGAAGGTTACTTAGGTAATATAAATGTCAAGAGGGCTGGTGTCGAACAAGGTTGGACACAAGAACAGATTGATGAATACATTAAATGTTCAGAATCACCTCAACATTTTATAGAAAACTATGTCAAAATTATATCACTTGACGAAGGTCTTGTCAAATTTAACCTATATGGTTACCAGAATCGTTTAATAGAACACTTCCATGATAACAGATTTAGTATATGTCTTGCATGTAGACAGAGTGGTAAATCAATAACAGTATGTGCATACCTACTCTGGTATGTATGTTTTCATCCAGAACAAACAGTCGCGGTACTTGCAAACAAAGGTTCAACTGCAAGGGAGATGCTTGCCAGAATAACTACCATGTTAGAACACATACCTTTCTTCCTTCAGCCTGGTACTAAAGTGTTAAATAAAGGTAGTATAAATTTTGAAAACAACTCTAGAATATTGGCATCCGCTACTTCGGCAGCTTCGATTCGTGGACTGTCTGTTAATTTACTATACTTAGATGAGTTTGCATTCGTAGAAAATGCAGAAGTATTCTATACTGGTACATATCCAGTAATCACATCTGGTAAAAACTCTAAGGTTATTGTTACCTCAACTGCAAATGGTGTAGGTAATATGTTCCACAAACTTTGGGAAGGTGCAATAACTGGTAAGAGTCAGTACAAACATTTCCAAGTTGATTGGCATGATGTGCCTGGCAGGGATAAGAAATGGAAGGAAGAAACCATTGCAAATACATCCCAGATGCAGTTTGAACAAGAATTTGGTAACTCTTTCTTAGGAACTGGTAGGACATTAATCGCTGCTGACACTTTATTGGGGATGCATGGTTCAAATGCACAAGAATTATATGGTTCAATTAAGGTATATGAGAGACCAAAAGAAGACCATACTTATATAATGACAGTGGATGTTGCAGAAGGAAAGGGATTAGATTACTCTGCATGGAGTATAATAGATATCACAAAGGGTAATGAATGGTATCAAGTATGTACATTTAGAGACAATATGATATCACCATTGTTACTTCCAGACCTAATTAATAAGTGGGGAACTGCATATAACAATGCAATGGTGATTGTAGAGAACAATGGACAGGGTGCAATGGTATGTAATGAGATGCATTATAACCTAGAATACGATAATATGTTCATGTCTAATACAATAAAAGCAGATGGAATAGGTCTTAGGATGACCAGAAAGACAAAAGCAATAGGTTGTGCAACCATTAAAGAAGTCTTAGAAGAGAATAAACTACATGTTCCAGACAGTCATACTATACAAGAGTTAACCACATTTGTAAGTAAAGGTCAATCATGGGAAGCAGATGGTGGTAATCATGATGACATGGTAATGACTTTAGTTCTATTTGGATGGTTTGTTTCTACTCCATTGTTCACTGATATGACAGATGAACAACTTAAAATGTTATTATTTGCAGAAAGACAGAGAGAAATAGAAGAAGATGTGCTACCTTTTGGTATCATAAATAGTTATAACGAGGAAGAAGAAGAGAAGTTTATAGATGGAGAGGGAGATGTTTGGACTACCGATAGTAGATTTCCAAACAAGTTTTGGTAAATGGAGATAGAACAATGGTTAGTATTATTCGTAGTAGTGTCTACTATTTGGGCATTGTGGTAATGATTAGTGGGTGTAGTACCCAAGAAATTCTACCTAATTTGTGTTTTGATGATAGAAATGGAACTTATATGTGCGGAATTATATGTAATGAAGACAAAACTCAGTGCATAGATTTAGATAATCCAGATTTAGATTTGGAATTAGAACCAGAAATAAAACGATATGATAAAGAACTTTACCCAGACCCAGAAGTATATTTAATGGATATAGGAAATCTTGCATAATGGCACATAATTATAAAATAAACGAAGGAACAGAATACGAAAGAGACTATGGGATTATAGTTCCATTTGGCCCTTTAGATGCAGATTTGGAAGAATGTAAAGAGTTTATTCTTAGTGATGAAGGTAGAAATATTATTGAAAGAGACAAATGGGTAGACCCAGATATACCATATAACTGGGCAAAACTACCACGAAAGTGTTTCTATGATTTATTTTATGAAGTAAAGTGTGAGTTTTTTGACAATATAGATGCTTTAGGAATAGATACTGGAGTCCCACATATGTTTCATGGGTGGATAAACATATTTGAGAAGGGAGATAGAATAGGTTGGCATTCTCATTGTGAGACCTATGACCCACATTTTTATCATGGTGTTATCTGTATAGACGATGGTGGTGGGTCGTATACAGAGTATAGACATCATGATACTAAAGAAGAATTATATAAAATGGAATCAAAAGTAGGGTGTGGACACTTTATAGGGGATATGATTACCGAACATAGGTCATCACCAAATGAATCTGATGAACCTAGAATCACACTTGCATTCGATATTGTTCCATTTGAGTCATATGCACCTCAGTTTACTGCACCAGTTTGTAGACATCATATTCCATTTTGCTAAAGTGTAAATGACAAGAATACTAAATAGATTATGACGAATTAATAAAACATATTTGATTCGGCAAAGTATAATAAATGTTAATTATCATTATAGGGGAAAACTAACATGGCATTTCAAGTATCACCTGGCGTACAGGTAAAAGAAATAGATGTTACTAATGTAGTTCCAGCAGTCTCATCAAGTATTGGTGGATTTGCTGGTATGTTTAGTTGGGGCCCAATTGATGAAGTAAGAACTATTATATCTGAGAAACAACTTGTGGAAGTCTTTGGAGAACCACAAGATTCTAATACATCAAGAGAACACTTCTATAGTGTTGCAACTTTCTTGAAATATGCAAATGCAATTAAAGTTGTTCGTGCATTAAATTCAAGTTCGTTGAATGCTACTTCTGGTGGTTCTAGTGGTTTGTTGATTAAAAACAAAACTCACTATACAGAATCATTTGAAGATGGTAGTGGTACTGTTGGTGATTGGGGTGCTCGATGGGCAGGTTCATTAGGTAATAGTTTGAAAGTTTCAATGTGTGCTGGTAGTACAGCTTTCAGTGAAAGTAATGTTACTACTCTAGATGCAGACCCAGCATTAGGTGCAACTTCTTTAGGTGTTGCAGCTGCTGAGAAGTTTGTAGTTGGAGATAGAATTACTGTTGCTGGTGATACTAATAAGTATGCTGTTACAGCAATCGCATTTGACTCTGGTTCCACTGGTGCTGGAGACTTAACTATTCATCTTGCTTCTGATAAAACTAAAGGATTACAAGTTGATGTTGCAAGTGGTGTCAATGTTTCCAGAGAATGGGAATTTGCAACTTACTTCGACACAGCTCCAGGCACTTCACCGAATGCAACTGATAAAGGTGCATCTAACGATGAAATGCATGTTGTAGTTGTTGACGAGGATGGAGATATCACTGGTGAAGTTGGAGAAATACTAGAAACTTATTCTAATGTTTCAAAAGCAACAGATGCTAAAGATTCTTTTGGGTCATCAAACTACTATAAGAGTGTAATCAGAGATAACTCTAATTACATTTGGTGGTTAGATCACAACACTAACCTAACTACAGTAGGTGTAACATTACAGAATGCTGGTTCTGGTCGTACTTTCAGTACATACAGTCTACCAGTTACAAACAGTTTAACTAATGGTGCTGATGGAAACCAACCTACTTCTGCTCAGAAAAATACTGGTTACTCAACTTATTTGGGTGATGCAGAAACAGTAGATGTAGACTTCTTGATTGCAGGGCCAAACGCTGCAGATAATGGAAGTGGAACCGAAGTCGCAACAGTTGCCGAAGCTACAACTCACATAAACAATCTAATAACAATTGCCGAGTCAAGGAAAGATTGTGTAGTAGTTTGTAGTCCAAGAAGAGCAGATGTTGTATCAAATGTAGGTTCTGAACAGGCTTCAATCGTAACATTAGCAGACACACTTACATCAAGTTCATATGCAGTAATGGATAGTGGTTGGTTGTACATGTATGACAAGTACAACGACAAATACTGCTATGTTCCTGCTTGTGGATCAACAGCTGGTCTTATGGCAAGAACAGATTTAGTAAGGGATGCATGGTATTCACCTGCTGGTTTCAATAGAGGTCAGTATTTTGGTGTAACCAAACTTGCATTTAATCCTAATCAAGCTGAAAGGGATGAACTTTACAAGAAGAGAGTTAACCCAGTAGTAACTTTCCCAGGCGAGGGAACAGTTCTATTTGGAGATAAGACTCTATTAAGTAATCCAAGTGCATTTGATAGAATCAATGTACGAAGATTATTCATCGTATTGGAGAAAGCAATATCAACTGCTGCTAAGTTCCAACTCTTTGAATTCAATGATGCATTCACAAGAGCGAACTTTAGAGCTACAGTCGAACCTTTCTTAAGGGCGGTGCAAGGAAGACGAGGAATCGTAGATTTCCAAGTTATTTGTGATGAAACGAATAACCCACAATCAGTTATCGATTCAAATCAATTCCAAGCATCAATTTTCGTTAAACCTAATAAGAGTATCAACTTCATTACTCTTAACTTCGTGGCTGCAAGGTCTGGAGTTGAGTTTGAAGAAGTTTATGGTGCTACTAACACACTAGCAGGGAGTTAAGGAGTAAAAAATGGCAACAATAGACCAATTTAAAGCACAATTAACATCTGGTGGTGTTCGTTCAAACAGGTTTAAAGTCTTTATCCCAAGAGCGGGTGAAAGAGTTGAGTTCTTAGTCAAGGCTGCACAAATACCTACCGAAGCATTTGGTGGGCCTATCGAAGTAAACTTTAGGGGTGCAAAACTTAAGTTACCTGGCGAAAGAACATACGAAGATTGGACTGTAACAGTAATCAACGATGTTGATTTTAGTATCCGAACTGGAATGGAACAGTGGATGAGTGAAATACAAGAGAGAGATTCTGGAGTTGGTGCTACAGATTTAGATTATCTTGTTTCTCGTGCGTTTGTATCTCAGTTGCATAGGGACGAATCAGTTCTTGCAACTTATGAGTTCTTCAACATGTATCCTTCATCTCTAGGGTCAATTGCCTTAGATATGGATACCGAAGAAGTTCAAACTTACGACATTACATTCACATACAGTCATTTTGAAAGAACAGTCTAATTTTAGACTGTCTCTTTCTTAGTGATATAAATATATTTTATTATGGAACTATTTGGATTTGAAATAAACAGAAAGAAGAGGGAAGCGGAACAAAAGTCGGCACCATCTTTTGTTGCACCTATAAATGACGATGGGGCTCAAGTTATTGAGTCCTCACCTATGGGGTCGAATTTTGCTGGTGGACAATACCTCTCTTCTTATATTGATATGGAAGGTGCGATCAAGAGTGAGATTGATCTCATTCAAAGATATCGTTCCATGTCTCTGATTCCAGAATGTGATGCTGCTGTTGATGATATCGTACAAGAAGCAATTGCTACTAACGATTTGGACAACACAGTATCCATTAATTTAGACCGAATAGATTCAAATAATCTATCTGATGGTATCAAAGATTCTGTCAGAAAAGAATTTGAACACATGCTGACTCTGTTAAGATTCAGAAATACAGGGCCAGACTTGTTCAGAAAATGGTACATAGATGGTCGTGCATACTTCCACCTATTAACCGAAAAGGGTTCTCCTAAGAAGGGAATCGTAGGGTTAAGATATATTGACCCTATGAAGATTAAAAAGATTAGGGAAATCCACAAGAAGAAAGATGAGAAGACTGGTGTTGAGGTAATCGATAGAGTTGAAGAATACTATCATTTCTCAGATGCTGGATTTGATAAGACTGGTACAAACAACAGTGGTCAAGTCCTAAAGATTAGTCCAGATGCAGTTATAATGGCATCGTCTGGAATGATGGATGCAACCAGAACTCAAGTAATAGGTTATTTACATAAAGCATTAAAAGCGGGTAACCAATTACGAATGATGGAAGATGCTCTTGTCATATATAGAATAGCAAGGGCACCAGAAAGAAGGATATTCTACATTGATGTAGGTAACCTTCCTAAAGTGAAGGCAGAACAGTATCTTGCAGATACAATGACTAGGTACAAAAATAAACTAGTCTATAATGCTGACACTGGGGAAATCAGAGATGATCGAAGACATATGAGTATGTTGGAAGATTTCTGGTTACCAAGAAGAGAAGGTGGTAGAGGAACAGAAATAACTACTCTGCCAGGCGGACAGAACTTAGGTGAGATAGAAGATATACTCTATTTCCAAAAGAAACTGTATAAGGCACTTAATGTACCTATCAGTAGATTGGAAGCAGATGCTCAGTTCTCACTAGGTCGTGCAAGTGAGATTACAAGGGATGAGGTTAAGTTCTCACGATTTGTAGACAAACTAAGACATAAGTTTTCAGTTCTCTTCTTAGACTTGTTGAAGACTCAACTTGTCTTAAAAGGTACAATGTCTGCCGAAGAATTTGATAAAGTTAGAGAGTTTATAACTTTCGACTTTCAAAAGGATTCACACTTTGTAGAAATGAAGGAAGCTGAAATCTACAGAGAAAGAGTTAACACACTCAGAGAAATGGATGAGTTTGTAGGTAAATACTACTCTCAGAACTGGGTAAGAAAGAATATCTTGAGACAATCAGAAGATGAAATCGAAGTGATTGACCAAGAAATTGAGAAAGACAAAGAAAGTGGTGATGGGGAAGGAGATGATGACTCCTTTGATCAATATTAGAGGTATAAATTATGAGTAAAGAAAATATCAAAGACTTAGTTAATGCAATTGAAACTGGAGACAATGTTAAAGCAACTGATGCTTTTCAGTCTGCTATGATAGATAAACAGTCAGATGCAATTGACTCTAAGAGACTTGATGTTCAGATGAATTGGATGGAAAAGGAATCTGGAGAACAACAGAGTGAAGAAGTTTAAAGAACTTGTAAAAGACTTACAGGAAAAGAAGTTTAAACTCCCGCGTGGAGAACAAGAAGTTGATGCTTACTTTGAAAAAGGTCAAAGAGGAAAAAAAGTAGCCGTTATCATTGCAAAGAAATCAAATAAATTTAAGGTTTATGTTGATGGACAAGAACTTGCTATCTATAAGAACGAAAAAGAAGCAAGAAAGAATGCAAAACAATTAATTGCATTATTAGGTGAAGACTTAGATGACTTCATAGAACAATTTAACATTGAGGATTCATTTGGATTCTCAGATGGATTGGTTGGTAATCAATCCTATAATGAACCAGAAGAGAAGGTTCACGAGATAAAATAAAGGAAAGAGAGACATGTTTTTAATATCAGAACAAATATCAGATGAAGTACAACTGATTACAGAAGAAAAAAATGGTAAGAAGGAACAATATATTGAAGGTGTCTTTCTTCAAGCAGGAATAAAGAACAGAAATGGTCGTATTTACCCAGTGGAAACAATGAAGAAAGAGGTAAATCGATACATCAAAGAATTCGTAAATAAGAAGCGTGCATATGGGGAACTGGGACATCCAGAAGGCCCTACCATTAACTTAGAGAGGGTATCACACTTGATAACCGATTTAAAGGAAGATGGAAAGAATTTTGTCGGTAAGGCAAAGATTCTCAGCACTCCGATGGGTAATATAGTTAAAGGACTGTTAAATGATGGTGCTAAACTAGGCGTTTCCAGTAGGGGTATGGGTTCAGTAGAACAAAGAGGTAATGCACAATATGTCCAAGACGATTTTATGCTTGCAACAGCAGCTGATATCGTTGCAGACCCTTCTGCACCAGATGCTTTCGTAGAAGGTATCATGGAAGGTGTAGAGTGGGTTCAAGAAGGTGGAATCTTCAAAGCGAAACAGATCGAATCATGGAAAAGTCAGATTCGACATACCAAACAACGCCAATTGGAAGAGAAGAAGTTAGAAATATTCAAAAACTTCCTTTCAAAATTATAAAATTTATAAATACTACACAGAGAAACAATAAAGTTCTCGTTTTTTAATTAGTAAGTATTTAAAACTAGGGGATAAATAAAATGTCTGATCAAGATATAAACCAAGAAACCGAAGTAGTAGAAGGTGCATCTGTGCCAACTACAAAAGGTGCCGTTACCCCAGACCCAGATGCTCCTAAGAAAGCAGTAGCTGCAGTTGATAAAGCTGGTGATGCTACAAAACCTTCCAAGAAAAGGAAAGGTGATCAAGAAGGTGGAGACAAGTCTGCACCTAAGCAGGAAGAGGTAGAATCTGATAGTGAAGAAGTTGTTGCTGAAGATATGACTAAAATGGAAACCCTTCGTGCAATGATTGAACAACTTAAAGGTCTGGAAAAAGACGAAATTAAATCCCTCTATGCTGAAATGGTTAAGAAAGAAGAAGACGAAGATGAGGAAGATGAAGACGATGAGGAAGAAGTCGATGAGTCTACTAAAGCTGACCTTCTAAGAAAAATTGCTGAACATTTCAAAACAGAGGACGAAGATAGTGTTAAAGAAGCTTATGCTTCTATCACTGAAAAGAAAGAAGAAGTCGAAGACGATGAAGACGATTCAGATGACGATGAGTCAGATGATGAAGATGAAGTCGAAGAAAAAACTAAGAAAGAAGAAGTTGAAGTTGATATGTCTGCTGACATAGAAGCACTTATTTCTGGTGAAGACGATCTTTCAGAAGAATTCCAAAACAAAGCAAAAGTAGTATTTGAAGCTGCTGTATCTGCAAAAGTTAGAGAAGTACAAGAAGAACTTGAAAAAGATTCTTTAGAGAAAGTAGTTGAAGCAACTGCTGAAATCAAAGAAGAATTAGTTT